TCTCGGTAACCTCTGAGACTTGTTTGATAAGATTTCCAGCAACCTCATATGCTCTTGGATGCTCTCCTTCTTTTGCAAGTTCCAATATTCCCTCAATCGCATCAGAACCTTGCTGAACCAACCTATAGAAATTATCTCTTTGATATTTGTAATCAATATCTATATCTCCATCAAGCAAATTATCTGGATAACCAGAAACTTCAGATGGTGTCATCTTAGTAATATTTGAAGTTTCTTTCATAAATTCATCGGGTGTTATAACACCTAATGCTTCATCAATCTTTTTCATTATTTATCAGTCCCACTTTCAGAATCATAATTTTTAGAATCTTGGAAGAATGATGATGTTTCACTAAATCCAAAATCATCATCAGCATCAGCACTGGTTGGGTCAGGCGTGACAGTATATCTTTGTTCCCTTGTTGGTGCTTTATCAGGTAGGTCTGTATATTGGTCAACCTGTGCGGTTTTAATAACACTTTGTGATGTAACAGGACCATAGAGATAAAACTTACAGGTAAAATCAAGAGTATATATAATTGCCCGTCTGTTAGTAAAGTCTCCTGTATAATCATCCTCATAACTAATACCATTAAGAATTACAGGCACGTCTTTCGCTGTACCCATGTCAGGATTATCTTTCATTGTAATAGTATAATCCGGCTGGAAGAAAGGAAGAATTTGTTCAACAATTTGCAAAGCGTCATCTGAATTTTTTGCTAGAATATAAAGAGTAAAATTAATGTTGTAAGGGACAGGCATAAATTGGGATTCTAACTGATTAGTTGTACCCGTCTTAACTTTTTTAAATTTTTGAATCCGGTTTAATTTTCTAGATGGGTCATAAGTAATTCCTGCAATTTCAAAACCAATACGAGGTAAGGTTACTGCTACCTGTTTAGAAAGGTTTGCATCTTCTGAAAGGCGAACAAGGAATTTCTGTCGAGGTCCATACGCCAGTGGCACCTTCATAGTTTGTTGAACTACTCCAGCATTGTCCTTACGAACTAGATTAATATCATTAAATAATGAACCGAACGATACTACAACCCTACGGATTGTCTCGTGGTAAAACTGTGTTCCTAACATTAATCTGCGCTCCCTGAATCACCAAATGGATTTTTCTCACTAAAGTCGAGAATATCATCATCCAAATTGTCAAATATGTCATTTTGTGCGACTGCCCTATCACCTGTGACGGAACCCCCACCTATTATATAGTCTTCTGAAATAATATAACCACCATCTTCTGCAAGTAAAGATTGACCGCCAACATCCTCATCCTCGCCAATAATGTAGTCTGTAGCATCATCTGCTGTATTATAGAGAAGGTTGTAAGCAGCACCCAGAGTTTCATTTTGTGGAAATGGTAATACTTGAGGTGATGCCAAATCTTGGTTCTGACCATCATCATCAAATGTCAAAGTATCAGCATCAATTGTAATACCGCCTGTCTCATCCATAAAACGAGAAACATATGTGGGGTCAAGTCTAGAAGGTAAATCTCCCAATGTTCCTTCCAGTAATGTTTCGAAATCACCCACATGAGCAACAAAGGCAGAAAGGAACCCATTAAGACTTGCGTATGTAATATTAGTAGAACCACCCGTGGCAACAGTTCCAGCAGAAGATGAACCCAGATTGTAGTTAGTAGAACCTATAATGTGTTCGTATGCATTTCCACTGGAAGCATCAAATTCTTTGTTACCATCAACATATATTCTTATACGCTTGTTATTTGAAACATCAACATCTTGACTTACTAAGAAGTGATGCCAAGAACCAACAGTGAATTTGCTTCCAAGTGTTGTTGTTGTTGGCGTTGCTGACCCACTGGAATAACTATGCCATGCCAGATTACCCTGATAATCAATACCAAAACGATAATGATTAGCAGCACCAGCATCACCATAAGCAATAGATGAACCACCACTATCTAGAATTGCCATATAGGAACCCGAAGATGGTAGTGCTGTTACATATACCCAAATTTCTAACTGACCTTCAGCACCAGTTCTCTGATATGGCAGTGATTGCCCTGTAATTGTTCCGTTAAGAACATCCATAGAGGAATTTGCCCAATTAAGCGCATCCGCTCCATTGTTTGCTACACCGAAGTCTGGTATCTGTAGTGTAGAGTAACCAAACTCGCCGTCTGCCAGCATAAGACCTGTATTATCTTGGGCACTATCAATACGCAAGAACTGATTGAGACTAAACTCTTGTTCCAGAGTAAACTGATATTCAGAAGAAAGGTTTATAAGAGCGTCTTCGATAGCATCGACTGCTTCAATACCTGTTGCCAAGTCTTCTGAACTATACTCAAAGAGACGACATTTCATTTTGTATACTGGATTATTGTCTAACTGGTGAAACGGCTCATCATGGTCTACAAAATTAATTTCGAATAATTTTTTGAGTGTGGGATGATATATAAGATCGCCCTCTAACGGTCTGTCTGCATCAGTTACTGCCATCTCTGAAACTATATAAGAAGATGCATCTTCAAATTTGTCTGACGTAATCGTGCCGCTTTCTAATAATAATGAACCGCCTGTAGTATCAGTTTCCGTTTCAATAGTAATCTGTTTTGTTAGTTCCTGATAGCGTGATTTGCTAACTACAAAGGTTGCTTCACTAAGGTTCTGAAGACCGAACTGAGTCATCAACTCACGTTCACCAGCATACCCACCTTCACCATTCTCCATATACATTTCAATAGATACCTGTGTGTTAAACTTAGACAAAGCATCTTCGCCCAAAACATTATCTTCTGCAACTAGTTGCCTATCCAGATAAAAAACGTCATGACCATAAATCTGAATTGCTTCAGCAACCAGATTAGCGTATAAATTTTGTTCTGTAGCAATCGCTGTTAGATTACTAGAATGAAAATGCTTATTGACTGCCATATTATCCCACCATGTAATCTAAAGGTAACTCGAATGAGAGTTTAATTTCTTCTTCTAACCTCTGTTGCTCCTCTATTGCCTGAGAGTATATCTGTTCCCCATTCATGGTTACACCACCAAGCATTGCTACACCAGAGAACTTGGAAAGGTTTGCTCCCCACTGTTTTTTAATAAGAGATGTTGCATATCTCTTGAGGAAAATATCATCATAGATATCTATGTAAGTATTAGGGTCTAATTTGCGATAACATTCAATGACGATGTAATCTTGATCAGCAATAAAATTATTCTCCCAATCTGTATCCAGATAGAGACGATTCATGTGCTGATTAAAACGAATTGGTGTTTCCCCAATAAGAATATGAGACAAAAGGTCCAGATTGTCCATTGACATCTGATATTGAATAATAGATGTAGATGATAAGTCGAACAGGTCATTAAGACGCAATTGATAACGAACATCAAACAGATTACTACCACCACCTGTATCAGAAAGAGGAAACACCTGTAATACTGAAACAACTGAACTAGGTAGAGGAATGTAGTTCGAACCTTCTGACCATGTAGCAGTAGCAGTATTATCTACGCCATCTGTTACTGATGCATCAGAGTTTGAGCGCCCCCGTGTAACATCGGCTGTTGTAATCTTATGTTTAAGATACATTTTCTCAATACCATCATAATGATATTGTGCGAAATATTGAAGTGCTTCGTCAATTCGGTCATCTGCTTGGTCATCAGATACGTTAATATCAATGACTCCATCACCTAATGCACGAAGGCAATAACTCTTGAATGTTGTTTTTGATGATGGTATTGCCATTACAGTTTCCTTTTTTATATATTTATAAGTTTTCTCATTGCGATACAATTAGGTCCAAACTCGACCTTTTCATCAATCCATCCACCAATTTTATTGAAACCAACAGATTCATATGCAGGAAGAGCAGTTTTCCGTGGCATAGTCCAAATATATGTGCAACCCTCTTTACGCCCCTGTTCTATGGTTTGTTTTAGTAAAGTCTTAGAGTGTCCATTTCCCCTATGCTCTGGTTTAACCCACAACCCCCTAGAACGATATATTTTATCATCTGTCTTAAACCCACTATTCACACCAATAATTTCATCACCCACTTTAACATTAAAAAATGTCGGTGTGTATTTGTCAAAAATACTATGGTCTTTAGTAATTTCAACATTACCATACACGAACCACAGATAAGAGTTCCACTTTAAACTACTCATATGTTCAATTTTACTTACACGCCCCACCCACAACTCATTAGTCCAGTAGGGCAATATATCTTCAAAAGTATTCATTATATATATTTATATGAATAGAATTGGAATGGTTTCGACTTCTCGCGCTGGATGCACATTTATCAGGAAATATTTATGTAATGTTTATGGGATGC